GGAACAGGAAGATGAAGAGGAGGAAGATGACATGATCTCGGACCTGCCAGCCAGCAAAATCAAGACGGCTAGTGCGAGACGAGTGAAAACGAAATCAGAACCCCTAATGGCACCTGCCAAGTCACAAGCACCGAGAGGAACAAGAACGCGTAAACGAGGAGATAAAACCTTGACTAGTAAGATAGACGATAGTTTGAAACCCCAATTGAGTTTACCAGCAGGTATCTCAACGTTTGAGAAACAAATCTTCCTATCTGGTCGAGGGAACGTTAGAAACGGGTACATGTATCGATTTGCAAGTATATTCTTTAGAGAAAGAAATGAACATGCAGTCAATATGGACCTCAATTCGCTTCAAACTGGATCCTACAACGACGGCGCTGTCCGGGACACCATCAGTATATTTCGAATGTTTAAGTTAGTAAGTAAGACGAGAACTATTGGACACGAATTGATAGAAGCGGGACTCACACGCACCTTACGAGTACATGTATTTCGTGAGATAGCTGAAGCCTTGTTAGTGGACGCCACTCTTACCGGTATGAAAATAGTAACCGCGGACGGAGAGGCCATCCTCAGTGCACCAGGGCGCATTCAGACCCAAGCGATGAGCTTGCCTAATGGAAGAACGTTAATGAGAGACTTCCCTGATGTCTGGGTATGGACAATGGTTTACACCTTAAACCAGTTCATGCTCGCACAACTCAGGTTACAGCGAGCTCTCCCGGCAAAGAAGAAACTCGAGTTGCCGCGTTTTCCCAGTGCCCACCCGTAGCCAATGGACACGGAGTGGGCGCGTATCAAGTAGTAGCATCAGTATGTAACACACACAAGCCATTCGTATACAACGGAAAATTCACTTGCTTGAAAGGAGCGAAATTCTGGATCAACAATGAACTAAGATTTACTTCTGACAATCATGTGGACACCACCTTCCGCACCAAGTACGGATTCGGTGTTAGTCACACTGGATACATTTATGGAAACACAAATGGAAATTTCAGTTTAGCACTACGCCGATTGACCGGATGTAAAGCACCCGACATACCAGGAGCCTCCGCCTACCTATATCGAAGCTATGACAAGTTGTTGAAACAAAATCAACGAGATACTATAGCAGAGATGGGTGGATGGCTAGATGATCATGCTATATATTACAATGTAGCGTATCAAGAGTTGGGACCCATGGAAGAGGAGATGTTGGAACACGCGGGTGACCCCCACCCGAAGAGGCGATTACGAGAAGAAGGACGAGAAGAGTTGGAGGCAAGCAATCTCATAGCACAGAAACTATGGTTGAAGAGTTGTTTGTACAAGATGAAGAAAGACGAGTGGGCAAAGATCCTAAAATACCCTAGAAGTATAGGGGATATGGGAGTCTGTGCGTCCCTGCAAGGTTTCAGAGTAATTGAGAATCTAAAGCATACGCAAGCATCACGAGTATGGAAGATGAGAGATATGGAAGGGGAGTTCATTGATTCACCTCAGCCGGATAGACTTGAACAAGTCTTCGCAAAGCTGATGAATCCCCCAAAAGGTGGTTACTTAGCCTTCTTTTCAGACGACTCATGCTTATCCGTTCACACTAAGGAAGGGATTTGCACCTGGAATAAGGATCTCAAGTCGTGTGACGCTTCACACACCGGAGCCTTATTTGAGATGAGTTACCGTCAAGCTCCTGTGGCAACACCGGAGACGAAAAGATTGGTGGCACAATGTAAGCTACCCATCCGAGTACACAGTCTAGATAATCCGAAGGAGGTGGTCCTCCTAGATCCCAACGAACCAACGCTGTATTCTGGCAGCACCATGACCACGTATGTCAATAACAATGCGGAGTTCATCCTCCTTTGGCAATATTCTAAGATTGATTTCTCTAGGTTAACACGTAAAGAAGCAGAGGCCGCGATACACGTGGCAGCTGCTAAAGCAGGTTACCAAATCAGTCTAGAGTATTGTCCAACCCCAGGAGACATACAATTCCTCAAACACTCACCTGTTCGAAACGAGCGAGGTGACCTAAAACCTCTGTTAAATCTTGGGACTCTACTCCGTCTGAGTGGGACCTGCAAAAGAGATTTACCAGGGAGAGGAACGATCGAAGAAAGAGCACATGCCTTTCAGAAATCGCTGTTACGAGGAATCTATGTGAACACATCATTCACCCTAATCAATAAAATGCGAGCAACATGTGCGGCAGGGGTAGTGACAGAGCAACAAGAAGTAGCAACCAAAGAACTTCTTATGTACAAGACGGCATACACCAACGAAGTAGAGTACAACTCCTTCAGCGACGAGAGCATCGCGGAGCGCTACCGACTCACCCCCTGTGAGATGGCGGAGCTCAATGAGAGATTAGGTTCTTGCGGATTTGGACAGACGGTCCACACATCAGCAACCACCAAGATCCTAGAGCGAGACTATGGATTAGCTACCCATTAGCCCTCTAGTTACTCAATGCACAAAACAAACATCCCTTTAGTCTAAAAGTAGGACAACAACCTCTGAAGTTGAAGGACCAGGCGCGATACCTGGAAGGGAC